TCAGTGTTTTGTGAATGAGGCCATCCACTGGTTTTTATCTGCGCTCCGGAACCCGGTGTACCCTAAATAACCGGCGCCAAAAAGATACCAGGCTCCTTCCGGAAGAATGATAGGCTCCAGGACCCGGCCAAACGCAAATTGAAGCAGAGGCAGCCCCACATAGTTAAACACCAGGATCGCATACATAATATATAAAAACAGGGGGCGAGCTCTGGCCACAACCTTATCTGTGCTCTGAGCTTCAGCCATAATGATGTCTGTCTGGCTCTTCAAAAGCTCCCTTTCCATCTCCCTGGCCAGCTCAGCCTTTTCCTTTTCGCTCATGCGATCCGGCAGCACTCTATCCACCACTTTTTCAATCGCCCCTCCGGAAACAGAATTTAAAACCTTAGCGAAAATATTTGCCATTTTAGTCCTCCACCAGTTCAAAAGTCCGGCGATTAATCCAACCGAGCAAAAATTTTGCATTTTGCGCCCGGTTTGCGACTATGGATTCATAGCGCAGAAATTGCCGAATGTTCATTACTTTCCAGAGCGTATTTTTCCAGCGGGGAATGACTTTAGATAATGCCTCCATAGATTTTGAGCCAAATCTGCCGTCCACCTTAAGCATTGTGGAAAAATCTGAATTACCGGCATCGTAAAGCAGCTTGTACAGATAATTCAGAGAGTCCTGGAGTATTTGCACCGCCGTTCCTGTTCCCATATTTACCGCAGTATCAAATAACTCTTCTGCAATCAACTGAGACTGAACCTTTGCCGCACCGCAACGATCCCAATAATCACGACGATAAATTTCAATCGCCGCCTCTTTTGTCAGGGCTGCTATATCCAGATTCGGATATGCTTTCTGACTGATGCCGTATTTTGTCAGACCGCCTGCATCCGCCTGGTCATCACTCAAAATACCTTCTCTCTCCAATACATTTTTGACCGCCTGGTCAAAATCCGGATTCATTCGCACCTCCTATGATAAGCCGATCAACGCGAGTGCTATTTTTGCTATCCCAAGCTGAGAAGCTATATTTATTATTATCCCCCCACCGACACAAAGCGCAGTATTTTTTATCGTGCGAATGTCTTTTTGGATGGGGATAATCGTTAATTCTAATAATTGAAGCCGCTTTTCTGTGTCCTGTAGTTTGAGAGCATGATCATGACAAAGATCATCCATTAGCTCACCTCATTTTTTTGTTTCCCCTGGTCCCCTTTTTTTGCCGATGCTATCGGAACCACAGCTGCCGGAGGATTCGCCGGTACACAATCATCGGCCCCATGGGGCGGATCCACCGGTGCCGATTTTTCTTGCAGGGCAGCATAAGCAGCATTCGCCTGGAGCTGAATATTATGTTGTGCCGCCTGCGTTGCCTGGTTAATTTTTTCATGCAGAATAGCAGCGGAGCGGCACACTTGCAACCCCTGCGCTCTGGCCAGACAATCAATGCTCTGTAACAAAAATGCTGACTCATCAAAACTCAAATTCAATTTTACATCTTCCATGCTCATTCTCCTTCCCCGATTTGGGGTTCATTTTTCCAGTCGTCCGGATCTACGTCAATAGCGCCATCAAATTCCGGCTGACCTTTTATAATTCCATACAAAAAAACATATAATTCTTTTTTTTGCTGCTCATTCAAAATAATGCGGTGTCTATTCATCTCTAAAGAGGGCTTTTCCCCCTGTCTGAGGCTCTGGTCTTTAAAAAGCTCTGTGTCAATAATAATTTCTCCAAAAGACCCCATGAACTGATTTATCCTCGTATAATTTCCCTCTGTGCCATTTTCCAAAATAAAATTTTTTTCCAATGCCATTTAATTCACCTTTCTTAGTTCTCTGATTTCTTTTTTCATTTCTTGAGTTGCCGCCACCAAGGCAAAGACAACATCTGATAAATGATATTCCCAAGTCTTTTTATCTGTAATAAATTCATCCGGAGTGTTGAAGTCGGGAGAATTCAGGATAAAACCAATATGATTATTTTTGTTCCCGCTCTCATTTTTGAAATTAAATAAAGCCAAATCGGTATTTAAAATTGCATTGATATATTTTTGTTTTTCCGGTTCGGTCAGCTTCCTAACGTCTCTTTTGGTGGTTATGTCAGATGTTTGTATTGTACCATTCGTTGCGTATACAGCTGTCCATCTATAGCCTGAAGAACCGCAGGTATAAGTATTATCATATCCGGAATCAACAGCCGTTCGGCGAACGACAAGCGGGATTGCCCACGATGATCCGTTCCATAAATTAAAGTGGATTTCCTGGGCATTTGTTTTGTTTGCCCACTGACATAATTTTCCACCGGCATCCTTATAGTTGATAGTGTGCATCGTCAGAGCATTATTCGTCGCATTATAAAACTCAACCCCGGTATAATATACATTTCCCCCTGTTGTCCCATAGGCCGGAGGTGTAATTCTCATATATCTTTCACTTGTGCTGATATTTTTTGTTTCTATGTCACCATAGATAGATGCTGAATTTGATGCTTCCAGCCTGATTCCGGCAGAACCAATAAAGTTATGCCAATTTGTTGTTGCGGATGCTTTATAATACATATCCCCACTTAATGTGCCAATATAACATGTGGTAGATGGACTGCTGAATTGAAGGCAAATATCTTTACCAGTCGTACCTGTTCCAAATGTGGTAATTACATTTGACATTCGGGTTGTACCAGAACCGAGTGTTTTTATGTGCAATGGAGCTAATGGGATGGCTTCATTTATCCCTAACCTCCCATTCGTATTATTCCAAAATAAATTACTACTACCCCCGAAAGCTCCTGCGTTATTAAATTGAATATAACCAGAGTTTCCTGCAGGAGATGTTGAGGGGGCATTAATCCACTGAGCTGCACCAGCAGAAGCATATCCCAAAATTTGTCCAGAGGAACCACCAGAAGGAATGTGATTATAGCCTGCACCGGTTGAATGTGAGACGGTTCCGGATAAAACAGTAAGTCCGGATCCCACTCGTAAATGGCCGGCATTTGTCGCATCTCCATAACCATAGGTGGAAGCGTTTACAGCGTGAGACGAGGGGGCAAAAGAACTGGGTTTATCAGTTATTCCAGACCAAGGTGCTGCTGCGGCTGTCGTAGCAGTAGAAGCATTTCCGCTCAAAGCGGCAGTAATGGTTCCGGCGCTGAAATTTCCGGAGGCATCACGCTTAACCAGTGTGTTGGCGGTATTGGCGTTCGTCGCATTTGTGACTGCTGCGGCATAGGCGGCAGCGCCTCTGTCCCCTCTGTATGCGGTGCTACTGGTTTCCCCCAGGGCGAGAGATGAGGATATTTCAGCGTATGCGGATCCGGACCAGCGATAAATAATATTTGTGTCCAGTGCCAGGTAAATTTTGCCGGTCTCTCCTGTGCCCGGAAAGCTGGCAAAATTCGCATATTCCAGCACATCATCAACATAAGACGGTAATTGAGCAGCCGGGACATGACCGGAGGCATCCAACTCTGCCAGTCCGTTTGCGGCTCCTTTCAGGGCGCTGGCCAGTTTGCCATTCAACTGTGCCTGGATCCCGGAGGTGACCCCGGACAGGTAGCCGTATTCTGTCGGCGTAACCGTGTTTATGCCGGTGCCACCTCTGGCCTGTGCCAGAATACCGGTTGTTATATTGCTCGCATCATGTAAATGAGACTCCGTTGCATAAACTCCGGCATGATTATGGGTAGATAAAGAAAAACCAGTAATTGCGTGAGTATGGCTCTCAGAAGTGACGGCATTGCTTGTCAGGTTGGAGCAGCCGCCAGGTGTTCCCATCGTAACTGTCCGATCAGCATTTAAAAACCCGCCTCCGGTCAGCCCATTTCCAGCAATGACCTGTCGGCTACAATTAACCGCATTTGTTGATCCATCAGCAAATGCGGCATTGCCGGTTATAGAGCCCACAATTGTACTATTAAATGTTTTCGTGCCATCAATTGCCTGATCACCCTTACTCATTAAAAAATGAGCTGCTGTATCTACAAGCGGGATCGTATAAGTTCTCGTTGCGCTATAGGGAAATGTCAGGGTTGCTTTGCTTGCTTCGGTGCCCATTGTAATATTGCCGACACCCGTCATATCACCCGTAATATTGCCAGTTCCATTGAATCCCTGTCCCCATATAGACCGAACAGATTGGAGCTGTGTAGCCAAACTGGCTACCCCGTTTAAATTTCCGCTTATATTAGAGGCTGAAAAATTCCCAGAGGCATCACGCTTAACCAGTGTGTTGGCGGTATTGGCGTTTGTCGCATTTGTGACTGCTGCGGCATAGGCGGCAGCGCCTCTGTCCCCTCTGTATGCGGTGCTACTGGTTTCCCCCAGGGCGAGAGAAGAGGATATTTCAGCGTATGCGGATCCGGACCAGCGATAAATAATATTTGTGTCCAGTGCCAGGTAAATTTTGCCAGTCTCTCCTGTGCCCGGAAAGCTGGCAAAATTCGCATATTCCAGCACATCATCAACATAAGACGGCAGTTGAGCAGCCGGGACATGACCGGAGGCATCCAACTCTGCCAGTCCGTTTGCAGCTCCCTTCAAGGTGCTGGCCAGCTTGCCATTCAACTGTGCCTGAATCCCGGAGGTGACCCCGGACAGGTAGCCGTATTCTGTCGGCGTAACCGTATTTATGCCGGTGCCGCCTCTGGCCTGTGCCAGTATGCCGGTTGTTATATCGCCGGCATCGTGCACATGAGCATCAGGCGTTGCTCCGGATATTGTCAAAGGTTGCCATTCTGAACCGTCCCAACGCTGGAACTTAGAGCTGACAAGATCATAACGAATTGCGCCGGCAGGCTTATTCTCCCCGGAGCCGTCTGCAAACATCTTTGCGACCTGGGAAAGATTATCCCGAATACAAGCAAAAATGTTATCCCATGTATCATACCTGACCGGTTTTGTAAAATCGATACTCATCAGTAACCTCTCATTGTCCAATAGAATTCGCAATCAGTTCTATCGCCAGCAGCATCAAAAGCGAATACATACATCCCGGTAATCGGGGTCGCCGCCTCCGGCTCTATGATGATATTAACAGCCGTTGTGGGTGCCTTCAGCGTTGCTGTCAGACTTTCTATGGCATTCATTTCCTGAGGAAATTCAATAAATGTTCCAGAAGCATCAGCAGCAAAGCCCTCAGCCGTCCCGCCATAATCCTCCAAAGCAATCGCCAGATTCATTTTCAGCCTGGACAAAATAACAATGGAGTGTTTGGAAGATTTATACAGAAAACCCGGTTCGGTTTTTCCGAAATTTGATGCGTAAAAATCATTTGTGGCAAAGGTTTGCAGCCCCCCGCCCTCATGTAATGTTGCAAGATGACGGGGAGATTCTATTGCTGCATCGCCTCCGGAGCGCTGAGCTTCAACTAATTCCACCCGTATGGCCCCAAGGCGGACATTATGCCCTATATCAATTAGCCTCGCCGGATCATTGCTGCCCCAACCGAACATTATTTTATAGGTTTCCTCAGACATGGGTTCAATTGCATAAACGCACCCATCGTCAATGGCATCTTGAGGACTTTGATAACCAGTGGCCGCAATCCATTCATCAACAGTTTCATTTTTTGGTCTTATTCCGGGAATTAAATAACGATCTTCCGGATTTTCGAGAGGGGGAAGCCCCAATTCCGCAGGCGAATAGTCACAGCTTGTCAATCCCCCCGGGGGAGTCTGATTTTCTCTGATTCCATCGGCCCAATCACTACCAAGCCCCCAAAGAGGTCTATCCAGAGAAATCTTATCTACAAAGCCTTTAGGAGCCAGAACAGTAATAGCGCTTGCGATTTCTGTCATCGCTGATGCGTTACCCGCTGCATCATACGCCATCACTGCATAAATATATTGACCTGCTGCAAATTCCTCCTGGATAAAATAAGATGCGTTCACCTCAGCCAGGCGCAAATATCCACCTGACGATTTTTTCCGGAAAACCCGGTACCTGGTAATCGGATAAGTAGTCGCTGGTTCATCCCAATTCATAATCACCTTTGAGCCCACCGCCTGACAGGTAAAATTTTGCGGAGGCTCTGGACGACGAACCGTAAACTCATGAGCAGCGGCATTAACAGAGAAAATATTGCTCGTATCATAGGCCCAGACAGTCCAAAGCAACCCCACCTCATCAACCCCATCCGGCAAAACCAGATATGGTGACAAAAACTCGGTACTTTTTGCCCTGGTGAAAAAGAACGGGCCATCCGGAGGATTGGTCCAGCCTTGTCGGATTGAGTATTCAAATAAATCAAAGTCTGGTACCGGGTTCCAGCGTAACAGATAACCGCCACTGACAAGCTGGCCAGACAGGCCGGTTACGTCTGACGGGGGGGCTGTTTTACCCAGCAATTCAATACTGTGTTCTGTCCAGGCTGAATTCACGCCGTAACGGTTGATAGACCGGACAGCAAAAATATAATTTCCCGGTTCATCAAGGGCCAGTTCTATTGAATTAGCCTCAAAGTTTCCGGCAGAAATCCAATCATTACTGCCTAATTTATAGCGCACCTGGTATCCGGACAGGAATACATCAGAAACAATGTCCCACTGCAATTTTGCCCAGCCGTTATATATGTCACCCACACCTTTCAGGACTTCTGTTACGCTTAAAGTTGCAGGAGCGGCAATTGTGGATGGAGAGGGTAAATTTGTTTTCAGGGCGGGGTTATATGATGCCGGTGTAATCGCATCATAAATGGCGGCATCCGTCTCTGCAATGTCCAGATGCACCACCGGGGCCCCGGCCTGAATATCCAGCTTCCATGAAAGAATCTCAAAAGTCCTTCTGTCCCAGCCGTATTTTGCAAACGAAAAATAAAAGGTATCAAAGGGCATTATCTTCTGGCCACAGTCATAAAAAGCTTTCAAAGAAACGGTTATTCTGGCGGAAATTTCCCGGCGATTTCTTTTCAGCAGAATTGTAGAAAGCTCCTGGCATTGATCTGCGGAATTAACCATTTCAAAGTCAGCCTCAGAAAGTGGCAGCTCCCCACCATCAGCAGAAATGAGCGCAGCATCTTTTACCGTGGGGTATTCCGATGCCTCGCCCTCTTCCGGATCAATAAACACCCCTCGCACCGTATTAAAAAGCTCAGACCTCTTACGCCGCCATGAAACCGCAATTGGCCCCCTCAGGTCAGATTCATCAAGTTCTAAAACCGGGATTCTCCAGGCACCACCCCGTAGAAATAGTTTACCGGCAGCAAAAACAAGCCTGCCGGCGCAGGCATCCAAAAACTTATTAATAATTGTACTATGGTCTTCTGCTGTCGAAACAACCCCATGAATGGACCAGTTATTTGTATCGCACAGATTTGCTGTCTGAATAAACGAGGTCACATCTATTTCTGCATCAGAAAAGCCCATTCCAACAGTAGTGTCTTTCAGATAATCCAAAAGAGCAATCGCCGGGTTCTGGGTTCTTACATTTGTTTCGGTTCGGGGGTCATAACAGGCTTTTCCATCAATCCAGAGTGATATTTGCGGGCGAGCGGAAAATACATTCTGATCAAACACCATTTTACAGATCAAACATGACATACCGGATAGCGTATGCTCAGTTGTCCAATAATCGGGAATTTCCTCGACAAGAACACCGGGATAACCGGCATCTGAAGCCCGAAAATTGAAAAAGAACTTATTTGTAAATTGATTATCACCGCCTTCAGCATCACGTACCGTTCGCCATGCTCCCTCAAGTAATTTTTGCTTGCATTTTATGCCATCAATCATTAATTCATTATCGCCCCAAAAAATATCATGATCTGCAATACAAATAATCATATAGCGATTATTGGTATTCTGTTCATCTACATGGTCAAAAATGATTGATCCGGACTTACGGACTCCCTGGCCATAAACAATTTCTCTTGGAGCGGTAGAAAGATTTATTGTTTCCGAATATCCGGAAATTGTATTTTGAGCTGATAAGGCTCTTTCAAATTCGGCTTTTGCTTTTCTTGCCTGTCTGTCCTGATATACAAGACTACCCACTCCAACGACAGCCTGAAACAGGGTCATTGCTCCAACGTGAACAGCGGCAGCCCCAAGGGCTGCACCGACAGCAACTACCGGAGGCATTATTTACCCTCTCTTTCCAGGGAAAACAGAAACTCATAATCCAAAACTTTAGTAACCCCATTCTGGGCTACTGCAAGCATAGAATAACCATCAAAAAAACTGAGCAGACGTTTACGGCCAATTTTTATCATGCAAATGGAATATGGCTTTATCTGCTCTGGTTTCTCATTTTTAATCAAGCCGTTGTTTTCTGCTCCGGCCAGAACCGCATCATAAAACCGGTTTTTTCCCAGCTCCCGAATGGTTTTACGAATACTGGAAATTGAATTTGCCCATTCCGGAATATTGCAATTTGTGTTATTCGCCGCCTCAAAACAGCGCACAGCAAAAGTCACACAGTCATGCTCCCCATAGCAAAAATCTTTTCTGGAATGCTCTTTTATTATGCTCTGCAGGGCTGATGCGTTAATCATTGCGGCCCCCATTTCTGATTTTTATTTTGCAGTTTCAGGATATATTCCAGGGACTTATCACCGGGGTAAACCTGCTGCTGGTCCTCATTCGTGCGCATACGCTTTCGAATACGCTTAAAATCCAGCACTTTTGATTCAACAGACAGGAGTATTGAGCTCAGTTTTCCATCATCTGTGCTTTCCACTGTATCAACCAGTCCGGAATAAATCGGCACGGTCTGAATATTTGTCAGGTCTGCATCTGCATAACCCAGCCAGACATTGCAGGTTTTGCTGCGGAAAGACTCAAAATTTAGTTGAGAAGCAGAAAAAGAATCTATTCCAGATAAAGAAAGCTGAATTCCGGATGCCGTAAGCTGTGCTGTTTCCTCAATTTCAGAAATCCCCCCCATGTTTCCGGCCCCGAACCAGCTTTTGCCGTCATAAACTAAAGTCCCGGTTCCGGACCAGTAGCGGGCAGGTGTTTCCAGCAACAGTTCCACCAGAATCAATAATGTCAGGTTTGCATCAGAAAAGCCAGCCATTAATCAATCTCCCTGGCTGATAATGACAGACCATAATGCCGTAGTTTGTTAATTGACCATTCTGTATCAGGTTCTTCCAGGCGAAATATACCTTTGGGGGTTTGATAATTAAGCTGAGTCCCCGCACCTGGAGTTTTTCTAATGGCCGGCGCAAATTCAATGTCTGCGGTGGCCCCGCTGACGGTTACGTCCGCAGTAATAATCTTCAGCTCCCCGGTGGAAATGCTGAAAAAATTGCCTGCTTTTAATAGTCCGGTACCGGTCTGGGAAAAATTAGCCTTAATTTTCCGTGGGCTAACAACCTCATTCACTGTTACCGCTGTATTCAGGCTACCCTTGTATTTTTCATCCGGATTTAAAATGCCGCAATAAAAAGAACCTACATAACCCTGTAATTGCAAAAGGAAAGCCAGCAAATCGGCAGCCTGCCGACCATCGCCAGCGGCAAATTTCAAAGGTGGCCAGGTTAAAGCCAAAAACAGGCGATCTGATCCCCAATTAAAAAAAGACCGGTCAAAGGTAAATGGGGACTCTGATTTAGCTTGTGCCCTGCGGATCTGATAGACCGCATCGGTACAGGAAATGGACGGCATTTCAATTGGAAAGCTCAAAGTTTCCCCCTGGCTCTCATATCAGTAATGGTTCTGATCGTTTTCTTTGTGGCAATATCTATTGATTGCAGAATTTTTTTATCTATTTCCGGCCCGGCTCCGGAAAAGTCATAATGCTGATTTATTATAATTGAGCCGCCACCGGCACCGGCTAAAATTTGCTGGGTCTGGTTTGTATTGAAAATGCGAGATGGCCCGGTAGCCTCCAACTCCGGGCCATTCTCACCCACAAGCCGCCATCCTCCGCTATGTGTTCCTCCGGAAGCAAAACCGGGAAACAAAAACCCGACAAAGGCATCCATGCCCTTAGAAATGAATTTTGAGGAAATCTTATTGACCACTTCATCCATAAACATTTTGCCAATCTTTTTGAATGAAGCATCACCTTCCCGAACCATTGCTCCCAAAGATGCACTGAAAGAATTTTTTATATCCTCAAAATCTTCTTTAAAGGAATTTTTCAATTCCTTTGGAGGGTCTTTAAGCTCTTTCCCGGATTTTAATTTATCCAAAAGGGCTTTCATTTTATTTTGAAATTCTGCAACCTCATCATCAGAGGGCATACCCAGGGCGGTCGGAATAACTAACGGATCTCTGTCTGGACGATTTACCTTATCGGCAACCAATTTATCAAATTCGTCCAGGGCTTGTTTGGCTTCAGCATCCAGCCTTGTTCCTAAGAGAGGTCGATTCAAATATTTTTCAGCCGCAATCTGCAGCTTCTCAAGATTGTTTTTGGCTTTTACCGTATAATCTGTAAAAAGGTTCGCTCTTTTACGAAGTGCTTCACCTGCTTCTGTAAATTTCTCAGAGAAATCAAATCCTTCTATACCTTTTATGACCTGGTCTAATCCAACCCCAATGATTGGGCCAATTGCAGGAATATTTTCCAATTTACGAATAAATTCTATAACCTTATCTTTTAATGCGCCTAATTTATCAATAGCCTGATCATAGATGAATGTAATAACATTACCGGATAAACTTGCGAGACCAGATACGTGTAAACGTAACGCTGCTAATGGGATTTGTAAAATTGTCAATCCCCGATTAAAAAGATCAACCGTATTCAAAGCATACTGAAACCCCGTAACAGTAGTGTTCACCAACTTTTTCACCGCATTACGATTTTCTTCCACGCTATCTGTGGCATCCAGAAACTGATCCGCAAAATGAATAATAATCGGGGAAAGGCGATCCCCGATAAGTTGCCGGAAATTGTCAAAAGTGGCCCGCACCCGATTCATTTTAATTTCTACTTCACTCAAACCTTCAGTATGCTTTTTATAGGCTTCTTCAAGGGTTCCGGCAGAATCTTTCATAGCCTCAAGGTCTGACTTAAATTTTTGCGCCTGTGCTCCAGTGGTGGATAAAATGAATTTTACTGCTTCTGCCCGGCCAACCAGCTTTTGCAATGGTATTCCAGTTTCTTCTGAGCTTGTGGCAATAAGTTTTAAGGCTCCCTGCAAGCCTCTTTGCTGCACCAGGGCCTTTCCGGATGAAATACCAAGACGGTCAAATACACCGCTTAACTCAGTTGTGGGGTTCATCAGGGCTTTTAATGCCGCAGACATTTGAGTGGCAACTGCCGAAGCGTTTCCTAAAACACCGGTGGTGCTGGAAAATGAGGCAAAAATCTCCTCCTGAGAAACAGACAGTCGCTCTGACATGGCGGTCACGTCTTGAATAGAAGTGCCCAAATCAGCCATGGATGTTTGTCCATACTTAATAGTAAGCTGGGCCAGATCCGCTACCTTTTTCTGAGCTTCCAGCGAAGTGTCGCCATAGGCTTTTGTGGTGGCAGAAAGAAGAGCTAGGGAATCACCATATTCACCCACCCCGGCCTTTGCAGATTTTGCAGCCAGGCGAACCTTATCAATAACATCCGGAGAATCACCAAAGGCGGAAACCACTTGATATGCCAAATCTGCCAGATTTTTAGCACTGTCCCCGGTTTCCATTGATAATTCTTGAATTTGGCCCTTCAGCTCCTCTATCCGTCCGGTTCCGGAGGGCAAAAGAGTATCAACATTTGCCAGAGAGCGGTTAAAATCTGTGGACGTTTGAACCGCATTTGCCGCCAAAGCCGCAGAAGAGGCAACAAAGGCCGCCACATACATTTTTGCAACGGCGGCATGTTTATTCATAGAACTTCTCAGGCTGGCCAGATGAGTCTGAGAAATTCCCAAGACCTTATTAAACCGGGTCAAAACAGCAGAAGCATTGTCTTTTGCCGATATATCAAATTTTATGTTTGTACTCATTCTCTATCCCGAAAAATTCAATCCACAGATTAAGTTCAGAAATTGGCATATCTGCCATTTCTGCCAGAGTTTTGCCCAGACGACTACCCACAATAAATATCTTAATCAATCCTGAGTCTGGGCTTCTGAGCTCTTTTTTTTAGATTCTTCCTCCCTTTTCTGGGCGGCAACGTTCAGAATATTAATTACCAAATCCTGTGATACACAATTCAGCAGGGTTTCGTAATCATCCTCAGAAAATGCCGGGCTACCGTCTTCCAATACAGATTTATGAATCAGGTGCATAACGGCCTTTTCCAGATCTGTCAGACACTCTTTTGTTTGCAGCTGATATTTCGATGATGGGGTTAAATCACCAACAGTCATAGGCTCAATGTAAATGGTTTCCCCCACCTCCTCAATATGCACTGCTATTCTCTGCTTCTCGGTGGCTTCCCTCATTTTTTTTGCCAGGCTCATCAGCTGCTGCCTCCTGCTGTATCATAATAGTTGCTGTAATCAACGGCGGTCAGAGAAAATTTAACGCTGACATTTATTGTTTCATTGTGCTGAACCGCATCACCACGACCGGTAATTTTCATTGTCCCGCCAATATAGTGAGTTTCATCGGAATAGAGTTTTACTGAAAAAACCGCCCCGATAACCGCTGCTTTTTGTGCTTCTGAATCCGATTCATAGCGCAAAGTGGCAGAACCGGTATATTTTGGAATCCCGTCCAGAGTGACCTCTTCGTCGTCCTCCATGGCGGTGGCATCTACCTCTGCTGCCTGACCATCAAGCGACCAATCAACCAGCCCCTCTACTTTTGTGGATGAATCCCCATATTTCCACGACCCGTAACGACCTGTCTTACGTGCACTGACAGACATATTTCACTCCTCTGTAAAATAAGTAAAAACAATACTCATATCCGCTGCCCCTATGGCCGGATCTCCTTCTTCATGCTCAAACCTGACCTCACTTATCACATATTCCGGCAAATTTTCTGCGGCCAGAGCCAATTTATCCCGCACCTGTTCCACCACCACGTCTAAAGCATCATCAAGCCCGGCAGGAGCACCGGTTACCCTGATGTCAACGGAAACAGTATAATCATTGGTACTGGCCCCCATCGAATCCGGTTCTGAGCTTAATGAACCAGAAGAAATAAAAATAGCCGGATAACTTTCTGTGGGATAAACCGGTGACTTAAAAAGAGTCGCCCCGCTAATCGAACCAAGCGCACTATAAACTGCATCCCTGATTTCCTTTCTAATCATGTTGTCCTCACTAAAGCCTTTAATAATCCCGGTGTGTCCGGCTCAATTTCTTCTATTACATAGCTTACGCTTCCCACAATTATGGTATCGTGCTGCTTAAAGTCTGACTGGCTTTCTTTCAGGGTTGCCACTCGCTTCAGGCGGGATGCGCTTTGAGAATCCAGATAGGCACGGTCAATAACAATATCTATTTCTTTTCCCTTATGGGTGCCCTTTTCGCCCCAGTCCTGAAAATAAATATCTATGTCCGTTAAAAACCGTGCCTGAATTCCCATTGAATTACCTCAATTAAGAGCTGCTGGAAGGTTTCGCGCCAATACAAAAGCTTTCCGGATGCCGAACATTAACATCCATATCCATAAACATGCTGAGCTTCAAACCACCTTTTCTGGTGTCTCTTTCCGCCAGCAGTTCAGGAGCACCCCATATCCCGACCAACAAGTCAGACCAATTGCCAAAAATAGCTTTTTTCGCCGGGCAAAGGTTAGAATGAATATAAGGATATTCATTTATTTTGCCTTTATCAGCAATAGGACGGGCAGCGGCAGAGGTGGAAAAGTCCAGAGTTGTACGCAAATGATATTTCATTGACTTGGTGATCAAATACTTCAGAGCACCAAAAAGGGCATCATCTGTATCAACCATTTCCTCCATTTCCACCATTTCTGCAAAAGTGGGCTCGCCATCAGCGGCAAAATCCACCGTATTGATGCCGGTAATATTAATCAGGCCTTTAGGCTGGTCGCTATCGCCAGAGCCATCTAAAGCGGCTTTTTCCAAATTTTTCTTAATGCCTCTGATCAAGTTCCAGCGAACCAGCATTTCCAAATCTTCTGAAGACTGATTAAGGGCCATTCTGGTAATATAATCATAACCGGAAATAGAATAGGGCTGCATCTTAATGGTTTCAAATTCGCTGGTAGATGCGGACGAATCATCATCTTCACCAATCCAACTGCCAGTAGAATAAGACTTCAGTTTTGCAAACTCCACAATACCCTTCAAATCAGAAATAAAGGTTGCGCCCAGGTTTTGCAGAATAAGAGCAGTAAAAAGCATATCCACAAAAGGCATATAAACCTTATGCACCAGATTACCGCCCCCGGTTCCGGGAGATGAGTAGTCACCAATGCTGATAGCCCTCTGATTAAGCAATGCACGGGGAACAGCTACAGGTAAATTGGTGGGAAACCGGTAGCCACCGTGGCCGGATTCCCCATATTTGTCGATCATTTCCTGATGAATGGCCCTTTCAAATCCGGCATTTTTAAAATTTTTGGTGTGAATAGCATTACAAAGACGGATAAAAGAATAGTTTTTAAGTTCCTTTTCCGGGGCATCAGACTTTACCTCACCGGCAAAAGGCTGTTCACGGGTTCCGGATTCCATCTTTTCCAGCATCAAATCTTTGGCGGCCTCTACAGATAAACCAGTCAGAATCGCCTCATAAGCCGTTCTTTCCAGCTTATGGCGCTTTCCAAGCTCCATAATTTTCTGATTCCGTTCCGTAATTGTTTTCGCTGCCCTTTCAGCAGCGGCTTTTTCGTCCACCGGCACGGCCACCGGAACAGATGGGGGCGCAGAACCTCCTCCATCTCTTTTTGATACATTCCCCTGCGGCGGGGGAAACTCTTCAGCACCAGAATTTTGCGAATTGCGTAATCTCATCTCTTCTTCTCCTTTTAAATCCCTGTATGACCTGCCTACCCCGACAGTGACATCAGCAGGTATTGACACTATACTGACCTCCAAAGGCTCCCACTTTGTGACCATTACCCTGGTAAGACTCTTTTCTTCTTCAAGCTTGTAATCAAGCACCTTATAACCAACAGATATGTTCCGGCGTATGCCGTCCAGAATGTCCTGAAAAATCTCGTCTGCGTCTTTACGTTTGGAAAAGCGCACCAGGGCGTTACCCCTTTTGGCCTCATAATCCATTTCCACACTTTCAATCACACCCATTTGCTTTGACCGGTCGTGATTGTCCAGAAAAGGGGCGGAACCGGAGGTTAAAAAATCCAGAATGACAGCATCTTTTTCGTGTACCAGAATTTCTACCGTGTCCTCAAAAATCTGAACCGGGTGCTCTGAAGAAAAAGACAGCCGAACCGTCCTTTCCTCTTTGTTTATATCGTCTTCCCGAATCCGGAAATTCCGGTAACGCAAATCCTCATTCGGATTGCTTCTGAACTTTATTGGCTGTCGGTTCATTTTGTACTTGCCTTTCCAGCTCCAATTCATCCTGAAGCTGATAAATATCTTTACCCTTTCTGGCCAGAATCTCTGTTTTGCTGGCCAGCCCATTATTAAGCTCAACAACAGCAGCATTAACATCTTTCAGCGGATCAACCCAATCCCAGCCCCGTGGATAAAATTTGACGATGGCCGGGTCTTCATACTGTTGCAGAATCAGCCGTTTTTCTGCATCATTCAGCCTGTCAGACAGTAAGCCAAAGTCCAGATTATTCGGCAACCAGGCTTCAAACAAAGGCCGGCAGAAAGTATTGATTATGAATGTTTGCATAATGCGGAAAAAATCACGCTCAGACAGGGTTCCAGCGCGAATAGAAGAATAAGAAACGCTTTCTAAATCAGTGGTCAGTGAGTTATAAGAAATGTTCATTCCGGCGGCAATGCCTCGTAAAACCGCTTTTACAAAGGCCTCAAATGCTGTAGTCGGGTGATCCGCCCGAAACTGGTTTAAATGTTCTCCCGGCTGCAACCGAATAAAAGCGCCCGGCTCCAGTTCTATTTGCTCCTGTTCCTGAATTCCCCGAAAAGCCTCTTCCGGTGAACCAGACTCCACAATACCCATGGCAGAAGCCCCCACTCTGGAAGCAATCAATTCTGCATCTTCATAACCGCCAAGTCGCCGGAGCCTTTTAATGGCCGTCACAAAGGGACAAATCCCCCGGAGCTGATTCGGGGATTCCGTTAAATAGCCGTGTAAAATTTCTTTGGCCTCAATTCTCACTATTTTATTATTGCGGGAAAGCCCGGTTAAAAGAGCGTTCGGATCATCAGTGTACATGTGATAGGCCAGTGGCCGGGAATACATGTCAGTTTCAATTCCCTGACGAACATTTCTCTGTCTGTCCACATAATCATGCGGTAAAACATCATTACTTAAAAATTGAACTCTTACGGGATGTTGCCGATCTTTGATGCGAACAACCCTGGCGAGAAATTCACCATCACTGCAAAACTGCCGCACCGCAACAGAAAGGCTGCCCAGGTAAGAGTCTTTGCCGTTCATGGAAAAATATTTTGATTTACAGAAAATGCGCCAGACACTTTCCACTTTTTCATTCAGGCTGGAATAAGGGCTGCCGTTTTTCTTCCGAAAAAAGCATTTCAGGCGAATTCCTTCATGTCCCACAATGTTTTGCACCATCAGGCGCTGATAACGCTTGCAGTGGTCGTCATTGTTTATTAACCAGCGAGCCCGCTTTTTCATAGAAAGCGCACTGGTCTGGATTAAATCATTCAGCGCAGAAATGGTTTCGCCGGGGAAATTAACCTCAGGATCTGTGGCCTGAAAAAAACTTCCTCCGGAGCTGTTTACCGGCACATTTATGTCCCGCATAATTTTCATGTCCTGAACCTCACATATATGGGACGAAAAGCAGAATTTCCAGATGATTTTTCCGCAGCAACCAATTTCGCCAGGCTGTTGCGCTCTCTTATCAGCTCCGGTAAATCCTCTCTGGTAACGGTTTTACCATCAATGGTATAATTCTTGATCGCTCCATTAAGGATAAAGGCATCAATTGCCGCCTGAATGGCCTGCAATCTTTTCTGGTAATCAGTCTGATAATCCGGGGTTGTGGTATCAACAACAGTAAACTGCCCGGTTTCAATGGTTCTTTTTTCTTCCGTGTTTTCCACGTAGAGCTGATAATTCAGTGTACCGACAGGCATAGCTTCGGTAATTTCTGACGTAAGAAAAAAAGAAACTTCGCTACCGTCAATTGTTCCGGTAATCGCTTCAGAAAACTCCGTTCCCTTCAGCAAAAGTTTGTAATCATGGTCAGAATATGCTGATAAGGCGGACAAAACCGCCTTAAATGAATCGCCTTTGTACACCTTGTCCAAATTTAACAACATAAGCCCAGACAAGCGTCGCGCGTTTTAAAAGTCAAGCTTTTTTAGTAATTATTTATAAAACCCCGGCGGAATTTTTTTCTTTGAGCGCTGATCTGTGTCTTAACCTTTTCCTCAGCCTGCTTTTTTTCTGCTTCCTGAGCCTGCATTTTTTCCTGTCTCTCTTTTTTCAGATCGTCAAAAATGGGGTTCAAAAGCTCCACAGCGGCAAAATTCAGAATCCGACAGTCCAAAGCCTCATTCCGCTTTCTGGTTTTTACCCAGCCCCGAATCTCCCGACCTTTAACAAGTTTTTGCACCGGCTCCTCTGCGGTAAGCTGATCAAAATATTCCTGGTCATATTCTTCTTTATCCGGAAAATGACAATAACCCGGTCCCGGAGTCTGAAAAGACAGCCATTTATAAAACTTTTCCTTAAATTCATCCACTCCAAGGTTATACAGCAATGCCCGCTGTTTGTTGGTTCTGGTGGGTCTGGGAATGGTGTGTTTAACCGGCCCGCCCACACCCTTAGAAGCAAATATCCCTCTTCTGGCCTTGTCTTTCGTAAAGTTATAAACATCGTTTGTGGCATATCCAGAGTCCACCAGGCATTTGAGAATATTCATTGTGCCATGCCTGTGGGTAAAATCCTTCCGGAGAAAATTATCAAGCTCGTCCCAGGTCTCCTGCAGAGTGGGTGAACCCCAGATAACCTGATAGGTGACTGACCATGACTCTTTACCCGGTCCCCAGGCCACCACCTCACATTCTAATCTGTTGGCCTGCACGTCCACACCGGCAGTTAAAATATATGCCCCCTCCGGAACCTCATATTCCGGATCGTAAAGTTCCACCCTTTCATCACGGACAATTTCCACGCTTTCAACTGAGCGTTCCTGCTCAAATTCCTGCCCCAGCACAGTATTCACAAAAACCCGGTATTTTTGAATGTCGTCTGCGGAATCCAGAAAATCCTCTACAATTTCCGCCCAGGTTTTGAAGCTGGAATAAAGGGCATTTATGCAAAAACTGATGGTCTTAGTATTTTTCGATTTGGCCTGAGGAATCCAGCGCCCGGCTCTGATCATTTTTGCTTTCTGAGCATGGCGTATTTTCTGGCCGCAATGCTCACAAACATAAAAAGCCGTATGCGGTAAATCCTCACCCTCTTTTTTATCCCATTCCAGATTATCAAACTTCAGGTGTTGCTCCTGGCCACAGTGGGGGCAAGGGACAAAATAATACCTCTGGTCGCCATCTTCAAAAGCAGAAGCAATGCGGGATTCTCCTTTGAGGGAGGGAGAAGAAACCAATACCTGCTTGAAATTATAAAAAGTAGTCCCCCTGGCCCGCCCCAGCTTAATTGCATCGCCCTCTTTTGTCGGCACATAACGGTCAACCTCGTCACAAAGCAATATGCGGATTGGCCGGGAGGAAATGGAAGCCGGAGAATTTGAGCCCACCAAAGCCAGAAAGCCCCCGGAAAATTTCTTTTTGAGAATGGTCGACTCAGAACTGCGCTCTTTTGAATCGCTGATTCTTTCTTTCAAAATGGGCGTGTCCCGGATCATGGGGGAAATTCTTTCTTTAGAAAAAGCCTCCGCCATTTCCAGCGTGGGTTGAATCATCAACATGGGACATGGATCCAAATGCACATGCCGGCCAATAATATTAAGCAAAAATTCTGATTTAGCCACCTGAGAGGCCGCCTTGAAAATTATGGTACTCACTCCCTTTTCATCAACTGAGTCCAGCACTTCTTTGATATATGGCACTCTGGATGTTCGCCAGCGCCCCGGTTCTGCTGAGGCTTCCTTTGACAAATAGCGGTATTTATCCGCCCAGGCACTGAGCTTCATTCTCTCCGGAGGTTTAACCAGGGCAATAATTCTGTTAGTCTGACTCTGCAACTCTTTCTTTGGCCAGTTCTTCAAGACATTCATGCACCACCTCCGTCAGTATTTCTGCTATTTTTTCCGGCTCTGCTTCCTCAGCCAGAATTCCACTGCACTTTGCCGGTATGTTCAGAACGGCCTGCCGAAAGACAAGCACCAATTCCTCCCACTGCTTTACCACGTCTTCCAGCAGCACCAATTCTCGCCGGGTTTCGGCATTTTCATATTCCAGCTTTTTGCGCCGCTCAATGGTCAGCTTCACATCTTCTATGTTTTTATGGGCCAGCAGGCTGGACGGATCGTTCTCATTAAATGGCGGCAGGTTTTCTGCTGCTTTAAGCTGCTGTTCCAGGTTTTCCTCTTCTGACAGCGCCTCCCGGTATTTTATATAAGCCTGCACAATTTCCTTAATCGGAGCCCCCCAGGCGGGCAAGTCCCTTGAGTCAATCAGGCGGCGTAATTGCCTGTCGCTGGTGCCCAATAGTTCCGCAACCTCTTTTTGATTCAATTTTAAGTCTTTTAGCCTATCCATAACCCTCCAAAATGTCCGCCATGTCCGCTTTTGCCGCAAACCTGTAACCCGCATGAAAAAAGGGTTTGATTTTATTTGACAGGTCGATTTTCGGGGCGAAGTGGACAGGGTTTCGAAAAAAACTTGTGTCTAGCGAAAGAATGGGCTGGCGAAATTCCCGCAGATAAGACCGGCCAGAAGGACCCGCTTGTGGTGCGGCTCTCCGCGAACGCCAACAAAAATTCAATTTTTGCCCATAACCAACAAAAAGATATTTGTTGGCCCAGACACCACAAACCCGCATCGTTAAGCGTTTCCACATACTCATTTTTGCGTCAGAAAAGTGATTTTTTGAATTGCGTTTTTCGTAATCACTTTCAGGTTTAAAATCTCCGACACACGCTGAACTACAGTTTTCCTGTCCAAATCCGTCTTATGAGTGTAAATATCCTCAGTTATTGCATACGATGAATGACCCAAAACATCAGAGATACAGTCCAGCCCCACCCCGTTATGACTGGCCACTGTCGCAAACGTATGCCGCAATGAATGTAAAGATACCTTAGTCTCACGCACCCCGGATTCCACAAAGGCCCGATGAAATATTTTAGACAGAGAACTCGGACACAAATGCCGATTCCATCTGTTTGTGAATAGTGCATCATCCAGTTTGTATTTCCCCCGCAGTTGCAGGTACTCCAGTATCAAATCACTGACTGACTGATCAAGCGGTATCTCATGATCAGGAGCCGCATAACCCTTCAGCTTAACTATGACTGCATAGCCACTCTCACGCTGCACAAAGTCCCGCACCCGCAAACTGCAACAGGCCGCCGCCCTTATCCCGGTGGAGCAAATCAAAACCAGCATGACAAAGTTACGCTTCTGATATTCCGTTTGAGTCTCCATGCCCTTCAATAAAGTCTCCACCTGATCTGGGTACAGGGCTTTCTTGCGGTGGCCCTTTGGTACACGAAAACGCCTGATTGATTTTGTAATGTCCGGATAATAACTCAGCTTCTCCGCATAACTGAAGAAGCCCTTCAAGGCTGAGCGCAGACTGTTTACATACAATGCGCTGCGCCTCCGGAAACGGAACGATTGCAGAAACTCAATTACATGTTTCTTTCTGGGTTTGGTGCAGCGGATCTGCTGCAAATACACCCGAAACAAATTCAAGGTGTTTATGTAAGTCTGCATTGATGAGCGCTGTAGCCGGTTCTCCTGATACCCCTCCTGCAACCAGAGCTCACAAATTGAATCAATCACATCCGGAGTTAATGCCTTTGCCCGCTTAAAATCCATGCTTTTATCCTTTGTTAAGTTTACTCATGCCCTTTGCAAAATTCCGGTGAAAGTTGTTGCGCACTGACTTTTTGCCCACCTCATAAAACCTAAAGCGCTTTTTGTATCTTTGGGTTTTGCTGTAGCTGACCAGCAAACGGAGTTTCTTATCTCCCTTGCGCCCCATGCGCTGCCAGACTCCCGCCGGGGGGTTGCTGCCATATTTAGCCACGCCCTTTGGCTGACCGGAAAAATATTTCTTTTTGTTCTCCAACAGCCGGGCAATTTTCCCTCTGGGGATATTACCGTAACGATTTTTGTTGCCGCCTTTTTTGGTCGGAGCCAGCAGGGTTTTCTTTTTCGGTTTTCTCTTGCCCCCCTCGACCTGTTTTTCCAAAAATTCATTCTGCCGGCGCTTATTAGAAATATAAACGCTCGCCAATAATGTTTTGGCGGTTGATTTTTTCACTATCACGGCCTTTTGAGTGGCCGGAGTCGGTTTGTCAAAAGCCTTATCAATTTCGCTATTCTCTTCTTTTCTCGCCTGAAAGGCCGTTGTGTTTATCTCGTCAGAAATCACCTTCTTTATTTTTGCCGCTTTGCCCTTCATGTCTCGCAAAATTTTGTCAATATTTGATTTCACGCTTAAGTGCATTTATATCCACCTTCCTTCTTTAGCCCAGGGGGACTTCTTTTTTCCCATACGCCCGGCTTCACTTGTGGTAATGGGTAAATTAAAAATGGCATCCCCCAGGGGCCATCCCCGTTTCAGTCTGCTGCGCAAAGTGCTTTCCGCAATGCGCAAAATTCTGGCCACTTCCTTTAAATCCGGCTCTTCCCCATTCAAAAGGGCTTTTATCAGCTCTTTTTCCGCTTCAGTCATTCAGCCAGCCTAATAAATCCTTAATAAAGCCAACATATCCATAGCGGTAACCGGTAAAGCCCCGGCATTTCTCCCGGATGCCGTAAAGGTTTTTAGCATAAGCCTCATGCCAGCCAAAACGGAAAGGTAAATAAGGCCCATCTAACCGCACCCCGCAAACCACCACCTGAGCAAAATTACGGCAGGCGTACAGGGTGCCAAACAAAGCAGAACTGCCGGAACGGTCCAGGCAAACCCGAAACTGGTTCATTGATGTACTCACCTTTGATCCGTTTATTGTAAAGCAATTATTTATGTTTAAATCTGTACGGCCAGTGCGTTCTTTGCGCATGGCAACCCAATTCAACACTTCCTCCCGGTGGTGAGTGCAAAGACAATGCAGAGGCTCGTCAATTCTGGCCGCTGCCGCATTAATGGCAATCACCACATAGGCACAATCAATCCGGGATTTTATTTCCTGGAATTCCTCAGTGGCGCAACTATGATTTCCGACCACTATCGCCAGCATCAAATTCCCTTGCCGCTATATGTAGCGCCAGTTCTTCCGGAGACAAATACCAATATTTTTTACCCATGCCAGTGTATTCCGCCACAAAGGCCACACAGTTCATACCCCGGAAAGGAGCCCACTTAAACCAGCGGTAAGTGAAATAATTCAGGTTGAAAAGCGGGGTGTATTTGAGAGGCACATTATGAATTATGTCTTTAATATCCACCTTAGTGGTTGCCATTTCTGCTACCCAGGGCCTTTCTGATTCTTTTAAATGACGTGCCCCATGCGGATAATTAAAGTCCAGATAAATAACCTCGCCGGTACATTCATCCCGAATGGAAATATGATCCCACTTTGAGCGGGTAACCAGGCGAATTAACCGGGCAAAAAAGCCCTTATGCCTGCATAGAACAATTTGCGCTTTCACTGATTCCTCCAATTCATTTTTTCCAGCTTCATACCGGCCATGTCCGTATCAAATTTATCCGGACGACCTGTTTCAATGTAAAAACTCATCTTAAAACCGCACTCGTCACAGATAAATGAAAGACAATGCGGTTTTTCCACTGCTCTATCTATCATCGGAAGTATGGAAATCTCTGCCGTGGAAGGGCTCACAAAAGGGATTTTATTCACCCGGCCACAAGCACAGGCAAAGCAAATTACCTTTTTGTGTTTAGGGTAACGGTGGGTTTCAATCATTTCTATCTTCCTTTGCGCTGTAGCCGCTGCCAAACTTCATATATTTTTCCGTAAGCAACTGAACGGGCCAGTTTGTTGCCCATCTCCGGAGCAGCCTTGCAGGCTCTTTCCAGAGATGAAAAAATCTCATCATTTTCTTTTTTAGCTTTAAAAAGGCAGACCTGATACAAACCGTTGTCCTCTTTTCTCAGTCTGTCCACCTCTTCATCCATTTTTGCTTCTTTTTCCAGCAGTTCCTCGAACTCTATTTTTAACTGCGCTTCGCTCTTTCCCGATGTGCGGGGCGGTCTGAAAGCCTTTTTCCGGAGTTCCTGTCTGGATCTTATCTCCCGGACAATCCGGGCTACAGACGGAAAACGGTCCTCTGCTGCCTTTATGGCCTGCAATGCCAGCTCCACCTCTTCATCAAAGGGGTCACAGTCAAGGCGAATGGTTTTCATGAACTCGCTTGCCTGCTCTGCGTCCGGCTTGCGGTTAAACGCCAGACACAGGCCTTGGTAAGCTTTCGCCCAGAAAGCCGCATCCAGATTCCATTTCAAATCATCATTTTTCATTTTTCACCAACTTCCCGGAAAAATCATAAAAACAAGAGCCCAAAACTTCCTCTTGCCGGTTAATAGCATTTACTTTTATCAGCTTTTCGCGCCTTTTTACCTCGGCAACTATGTCATAGAGACCGGGCAGTCGACAAAATTTGTTTCTGGACATTGCCACCAGCATAAAGGCAGCAGATGATGCCATAGTTGTCATATGGCCTTTGTGTTTCTCCATGCTACGGATCTCTTTTTTGCAGGTCAGACAGATCATGAAATCTTTCACCTCAAACCTCCTTGAACCAGTTGCAAAAACTCGGCTTCAAACTTTTGCTTTGTCTGCTCCGGATTGACTGCCGTCTGGCGGGGGGCATATTTCCCCTCCATGATCTCAATGATTTTATCGTTGCTGTTCAACACCCATGGCAAGTCTGCTGTCCATCCCCGATTGTTCTCTCCGGATAGAAACGGACTTTGGGAAATGGTTTTGAAAAACTCCTGCCAGAAAACCAGACTTTGCCTTGCCGGGTCTTCCCGGATTCTGGCTATCAGCTTTGAATTCCTCGCTGGTGTCCATTTCCGTGGCTGTGGCAATCCTGAGCAAATTTCTGACCAGGCAACCAGCACATCCGAAGTGAGGGCCGAAAATTCGTCAGAATTTTTTCTTTTATTTATTTTCTTTTTATTATTATCTTTATTATTACTCGCCCCTTTGCGGTTCCTCTGTGGTTCTTCTGTGGTTCCTTCGTGGTTCTCTTTTGGTTCCTCTGTGGTTCTTTTGTGGTTCCTTTGTGGTTCCTCTGTGGTTCCTTCTATGCCGTTTTTGCTCTGGTAAGCCTGATAATTAGCTACTTTCAGCTTGGTTCCTTTTCTGGTTTTTTCAAGTAAAATCATGCCGTCATTTTCCAAAATTGTTAAAAATCTTCTTAACTTTTTTCTGCCTAATTTCAGCCGATTTTCTAATTGGCGTTCATTTGTTAATAATTCACCCTTTTTGACAATTGTAATTTTACCACCTTCAACCTTCTTTCCAGTGGCAAAATTTGCCTCCATAATCAAAAAAACCCATGCCCTGAAAAACTCCGGATCATCGGAAATCCAGTGCTCAGAAATTGCTCTATCAAGTGAAATATATCCGGATGGTTTCATTATTCAGCCCTTTCAAATTACACCTCTGGCGGCTATTTCCAAAGGTGTTTGTGGTGTTATATTATCCTTTGCGATGACGAAAAAGGGGCATTTCAGCCCCTTTCTCTTTAATTAACCGATTAGAGTGGTAATTTTTGTATATCAGGCACAATCTCAGGCGATGACACCGGCAGACCATCTATCAGCGGGACGTTCTCGCAGCCGTAAGGTCGGGCAACAAAAACAATTTCCTCCCGGATCTGCGACCTGAACTCCTCCATATCCTTTTCCTGAGAATCCCACGAAATGAAAAACTGAGGACTTGAACCGGCCATTTCCATGGAAATGCGCAGATTCACAAAGACCTCTGAACTGAAACCCTTATAAGCGGCAAACTTAAACTGCATGTGGTTCGGCAATTTCACCAGCTCGCCGGTGGCGTTCTTTCCGCTGGCCTTAACCGTCAATTCAAATCCCTTGCTGAAATCCTCATCCAAAATATTCGTCTCCTGGCTAATCTTAAGCTTATTGAACGCCACCAGGGTGTTAAGGTCTATTTCAATGGAAGAGGCAGCAGCAAGCTTTGTGGCCAGCACATATATTTGCTTTCCACTCATGGGATTATCCAGGCTATGTAACAGAACATCAAAAATATCAGTATATGAATTCCGCAGGGAAATATATTCCTGGCTGATTTTTGCGCCCCGTGTTTGCCCTTCAGCATAATGCAAAGAGGCCCGCATTTCACTTTCTGTCATAAAAATATATGTCAGAGGGGTTTTATGAGCCTGCAACATGGCAAAGAAAGAGTTTAGGCTTAAAACCTCCTGTTGAATGAGCATTTTTTCCGCCAGTTTCTTTTGCCGGTTGTCCCGAAAAAGATGATATCCTTCTTTTAAAGCATAAATCCGGGCTTCTGTTTCTTCATCGTTTCGCACAGCAGAGGCCACCTCTTTAGTGGACGGGCCAATGGTGGCTTTAATTTTGTCAATCAGCTCTGTTAAAATGTTCTTTTTTTCTTCACTCATGATCTTTTCTCTCCTTTAGAACCGGCGTGTCCCGGACTTAACGCTTCCATTACTGAGCACTATTACATTTGTCTTACGTTTGCGCTCATACTTCATATTCCGTTTTACTGTGCCCTCAATCGAACAAATTTCCATTCCGTCAACCTGCTCTTTTGATGGCGCTATGGTTAAAGTTATGGTTATATCTGCCCGCTTTGCCCGCTCATTTGCGGTTTGCAGATATAAAAGCTCAATGGCTCTTCTGAATTCTTTTGCGACATCTTCAGCCAATTCTCCCTCTCCTACCGAAAGAATTAATCCGGTAGTGGTTTCCTCCGGAGAAATGGTTGTCTGATTCTCCGCTTTCATTTCACAAAGACTCCTTTGCATAGTGTGCTCCTTTTTTTGGTCAGTTGACCTGATACATTACCCACCTGGCAATCAGGAGGGTAAAAATTATTGATGCAACAAGCATCCAGAATTGTTGCTCTTCATACGGGTTCGGGGTTTTTGTTTGCATGTAAGTAAATCCTGTCAGAAGTGGTTAATAGTGAGTACCTCAATGGTGGGGATGTACTGGAAAATATAGGGCTGATTGTGATTGATTGTGCGCAGATCAGCTTTCATTACAATGCGGGATGCTCTGGGGGGTGATGGTAATACAAATACAGATTCCTCAGAGGCCGGCGGTGTAGTTTGTGCTGGCTTTTTCGTTTTCCCGATTTTCTGCCGGTTCAGAATTTTCTCCTGATTCTTAAATTCATCCATTTTTTGGGCTTCCAGTGCTCCCGGCCATCCTTTGCAATGAGGGCATAATCCGGAAAGGTCATCTTGCCGCCAAAAAACAAACCGGCAACATTGCAAACAAAGCGCCATGCCGGGACCCAGACGAGGAACTTTGTCATATTCAATGAAAACCAATTTTTTCATGCCACGCCCCGTATTTCGTGAGCTTTTTCGTCTCCCGGGGGAGCCGGATAATTCCTCCAGTGGGTGACGGCGTTGGGGGATAACACCTGACAGTGCGGGTGAGCCACCCACCAGCCGGTTTTAGAATCCCACCCTCCGGGGAAAACCTTATGCTGAATAACTATCAGTCCTGACCATGATTGACCAGACGGCGTTTCAACACATGGATAAGGCAATTTTTCTGCTGTACTTCTCCATTTCATTCGGAACCTCCCTGAATTGTTGGTGAAAAAGCGTCACAAACATCAGCTGGATGGACTGCTTTAGCAGTTCCGTTTTTTGTCTTACGAAGTGAGCATTTACAAATCATCCGAACACCGTCAAATCTGGCGATGCCTGCTGGATTTCTAAATAAATACTTGCATAACTGACACCTGCGAGTCACAAAATCCGGGGACGATTTATCCCGGTTTTTGTGATTAATGTAACCTTTTGATTCAGCGCTTCCGTTTCTCCCTGGGGTTTCTCGGATAAAATCAGGAGGATAGACCGAAATATGGTCATCCATTTTGAATGAATCACAGATACCTTTTGCGGACACTACGACTGATTCATTTATTGTGCACCTGTGGCGCTTTTTTATAAACATGCTGAATCTGCATACATAGCATCCGAAAGGGCTTAGGCTGTTTTCCTCATAGCGCTGATGGAATGATTTATAGTTGTTCATGTCGCACTCCTATCTGGTCCAACAAATGAAAGCCTCATCCTTAAATCCCTGACGAAGTCAATTTCTGCGGCCAGCCTTTCTTCTTCGGGGGCGTTACGATGATTAACAGAGGACAATATCACCTTATGCGACAAAACTGCTGCCCTTGCTTCCAGGAGCTGTTTTATTAAGTCCAGCTCTTTTGGGTACACTTCAATTCTTAACGTTTTCGGAGGTTCGACCAAGTCGGCCAGAGGTGAGGGGCGAAGCTCCCACGATGCACAGGTCAAACTCATGGAAACCCGCACCTGATTTTTTGAGCAATAAACGGCTTTCGGGCCATGTCCCGGATCTGGCTGCCGATTTCCATGCTCAGCAAACCTGCAGTACCGGCATTTCTTTTCCGGGTTGCGTCCTTGTGAAATTACGTCTTTCATGGCTACCCCCTATTTCCTGAGAATTTCCGGGAGAGGTTTACAAGCTGACGTAACCGGCAGCAACCCATAATCCTCTATAAGCCAGTCACAAAGAACACTCATCTCATAAGCGACCCGGTTACCGTTTGAGATTCTTTCCTTTGGCCCCTCTCCCTTACCATCAATGTTTAACATTGTTTTGGGAGATATGAGTCCACCGGTGAATTTGTCGATGTCTTTCCGGGCCACAATTCCTGACGGCCATTTTTGAGCCATTGCATTAACGACTTCCCGGATTCTGTCTTCCTGAGTTTTGGTTGGTTTTCCCATGGTGTGCCTCCTTAGCATAAAAACAGCCACCCAGCAGGCGAGCACACCACATACTGACCTGCCGAATGGCTGTTAAAATTTTTTTTATTAACTTTTTTATTCATTGGTGTGCTCTTTTTCGCTTACTTAAATAAGCTCTACGCTTACTTTCGTAACAATTACTTACAACATTAACAGAAAAACTTACTTATGTAAATTCTTTTTTTTACTTTTTTATTCAAAGAATAGGAAATTTTTCCGAATCAAGAGTGAAATGCCTGTAAACTATCGTAAATTGTGGGCCAAATTGGCTTACAACAGATGGAATAAAAAAGACCTGATTGAAAAAACGGGTCTTTCCAGTCGCATCATCCACAAAATGACTAATAATGAAAATGTGACCGTGGAATCCATCATGCGGATCTGCGAAGTACTGAACTGCCAGCCTGGGGAAATCATGGAATACATCCCGGATGATGACACCGTAAAAAAAGTAATTTCAGATCCCATAGTAAAGCCCTCCAAATAATTCCTAAAGCTCTGGAAAAGCACCCTCGTCTAATACCATTTCTAAAATAGTTTCTTTCATTTCCATTGAAATGTTTTTGAAAAAATCCATTGGTGTTATTTCTCTTTTTGATATGCAAGAATCTTTTCTAATCAATGCCTCCACAAGCTCTGTACTATAATGTTCCACATACCTGAAGGTCAGCCTTGCCCAACTCGAAACGGTTGTTGGTGGTTTCGGTCTTACACCATTTTCACCAGGGCGTATTCTTTTTTGTCTTTTATTCAACCGCTGGCAAATTTTCACCCATTCCTCAAAAGAGATACACTTTCTCTGTTCCTGTTCCATAATCTTCATCCTTTCTTAACGCCCCCAGGGGGCAACAATGTGTTTCAGAATAAGAACCGAGCGGAAATAAAAAAGGGCTCCGAAATAGAGCCCTGAATGGATTTTCAAAAAAAATAACTACCGCTTGTATCCTCCATGCCTTATGTCACAGATTCCACAAATAAGTTTTTCTCCGTCTTGCATCAAGCGTATCTTTTTGTTTTCATAGTCCCAACATGTTATACAGTAGGGCGTTTCGTGTTTCTTGTCTTTTTGATCATAAAGAGCGTTCTCGTGTTTTACTGGGCAGCTTCCAGAATCTGGTTCCATTTGTTCAATAATTTTAGATCGCAGATTTAGGTTTTCTTCTCTTGCCCCTAAATGATCTAATTCTATTTCCTCAATAAGCTTTAGAGAGTCTTTGGCAACGCTTTCACAAGACTCAAATTTCTCCATAACCATTTTCAAAAAAACTTTTATATGTCTATATTTTTCAGAAAACACGAATTACCTCCAAATTAAACTACACCGTTATAACGGTCTAATTATCGTCTGAAGTATATATTTTATTTACGGTTGAGGCGTTCTTGAAATTCCTCTTGAAATTTCATAGGGCCATCGGAATAACCCGTATGTTTTTTTTCCTCCAAGGCTTCTGATTGCAGTGCAATAAAGCCAAAATTCCACTTCTTCATTTCATTGAAAATGAGCAGTTGTAAATCCAGAACCTTAATCAAAACGGCTGATTTATCCGCCATATCAGGAGAAGATTCAACAATTTTCAAAACCCTCTCCATAATATCCAGCGTATCAATACGTCCGACAACTGGGTGGATTTTTTCTTTTTCAGGTTCCATACCTGACCTCCTTTGGTGTTTTTCCATTCAGTTCTTATTCTGTTTTCAACTTTCTTATGCCCCGACGTGGGGCGATAAAATATTTCAAAATAGAGAAAAGCGTTTATTGTTTTTTTGTTGACTCCGATGTTTTTAGCAACCAAAGGAGAACATTGTGGACGACAAAACTAAAAAAGAATTTGAATTTCAACGGTTCCTGATCAGCAATCTGGAAAAGAAAATTGACCGTATTCATGTAATGCTGGAATACCTGGTTACATTAAACAAAATTCGTATTCCCTGGAATGAACGCTTTTTTCCCCTGACTAAAAATACGTACATAAATGACCAGCACAATCATGCTTTCAAAACATATAAAAACAAAGTCCGGTGGGATATAATGGAAGATCAAGAAGATCCTTCTCTTGATTTCCCAACTCCCTTAGATGAATAATAAAAATTTAAATTCCACGATTGATGAGTTTCACCTCCGGTATGCCGTTATCATATAGCCAACTAATAAGCGCACCCTTTAATGAGCCGGGGTACAGGGAGTTTTTTAGTTCAAACGCTCGGCGCATAAAATTTTTCACTATCTCATAGCTGAGATGCTCAACTACAGGATAAGTTCTTTCCGCCACATCAATTATAAAATCATCTGCTTTGTCTGTGCCTGGGTGTTTTTTCCGCTCCATGCACAGCTCAATCCACTGCTCTAATGTAATGCAAAGCCTCGGCTCTGCGGTTTTGCTTTCAGTCATAAATACCTCCTGAACGCTTTTCTCTATTCTGTTTTCAACTTTCTTATGCCCCGGTGGGGCAACAATATGTTTCAGAATAAGAACCGAATGGAAATAAAAAAGGGCTCTGGAATAGAGCCCTGAATGGATTTCCTATATAGGAATAAGATTATTTATTGTTGCGTTTGTCTGCGTCCTGTTTGAGCTTAAACTTTTCTTCCACGTCCTTTAATCTTCTGAGCATGTTTTCACGTTGAATATATGCCCATTCAATTAAAACCCGAATAAAGTTTACAATCCCCTCAGCTTCATCTGATGTGACATCAAATATTTTGCCATCTTCATCAAAATTGGGGTGGGCTCCAAAGGTTGCGCTTTTGTTTATTGCTTCTGCGGTTTGAAAAATTTCTGGTGGCACATCTGGTATTTTCCCAAATGAAATGATTTGTTTTGAAAGATTGTGTTCATCGCAACCAAATTTAGTTCTTAAAATTCTTTGAAGCAACCTTCTTGATAATACTGCTGCTGATTTTGGAGATATTTCCTGCACTTTTTCAATTTCATTAAAATCAGTCGCAATTTCCGGCGGAACCAGCTTACCGAATGCGGTGATTTTTTCAACAAACCGAGGCCAGATAATCTGGTCTGGCTGTTTGGGCATTCTGTAAAATATTACTGTTTTTTTGCATCTGTCACACTCAGTAATTAATAACAAACCGCGGATACGATTAGAACCTCTTTCATTTACGTCTATAACGCTAAATCCCTCTTTCGATTCTACAAAACCAGTATATTCGTTACAGTATGGACAAATTCCTGTCTCCATTATGCCTACCTCATCACTTAACAGTCTGTTCAGACTATCATGACATTGTTTCAAAACCATGGCAACATGGTAGATTCTGTCTTCATACAATTTCTTTTCCTGAGCAAACTTTAAGACCTTTCCTATTAAATTTAAAGTCATTGTTTGACTCTGGGTATTTTCAGGTTCCATGCCTGACCTCCTTTTACGATGCCCTCCCCGGAACAGCAATTCTGCTCCGGGGTTTTCCATTCAGTTCTTATTCTGTTTTCAACTTTCTTATGCCCCGACGTGGGGCTTCCGGACGCTGCCGGTTTTTGTGATTTTTCACAGCTCAATAAATAAATCGGCTCAAACACAATTTATTTTACCTAAATCAAACAAATTGTGTTGCAATACAATTGATATTACAATAAAATAAATTTCATTGCAACACAATTTTTTATTTTTTTATGGAATTTTCAATTAAGGAGGAAAATATGCAGGCTATTGTGTCGAAAAATGAGCTGATGGGCGCTAAATTTTATAAACTGTTCGAATTGTTAATGAGGCGGGGAATCAGCCAAAAAGAGCTGGCCGCTGCCATCGGCGCACAAGAAGGAACAATTACCGCTTTGAAACGAAAGCCGGATCAGGATTTTAAAATTTCCACCCTGATAAAAATTTGCCAATACCTCAACTGCTCAATGGATGATATTATGGATATTGAGGACGACGAACCCATCCAAAACAAGAGTGCTGAAACTCAGCCCAAAAAAGAAACCCCGTCAGCCTAACCCACCTCAGGGGTTTCTTATGTTTTTCCATTCAGTTCTTATTCTGTTTTCAACTTTCTTATGCCCCGACGTGGGACTTGCTTTTTTGTGATTTTTATAATTTCTTATAAATTTCTATAGAATAATATCGTATTTTGTATTATTCTGTAAACAGTTTTTTGTAATAAAATATAAATTTTTTTATTTATTTAGAAAAATTAACTATAAGGAGGTAATTCCGATATGTATTATATGAACAAAGAATTCCGAAAATTGTTTGCTTTAATCAAGCTGAGAGGGCTTTCAGTACGGCAAGTCAGCAAAGATACCGGAATATCAGAACCAACGCTTTACAGTATGAGCAGTAATACAAGTGCAAACCCCAGCTACAAGGTGCTGAGAACACTTGCTGACTATTTTGGAGTTGGGATAGACGATATTAGCGAGTCATCAGGCATGAATAAAAAGAGTAGTGAAGTTACTGAAACTACCGAAAAAAAAGAAACCCCCAGCGCCTGATCTGAACCCCAAAATAAAAATCCCCATCTACCACGGAATATGGCTGATCATACAAAAACCACTCCCACCGCCAAGTAATTTTTTATCTGGAAGAGTGACAGAAAAAATTTATCTGGTACTTTTTTGTCCCCCATAGCCCGGCCATTACAAAAACCGCTGGATTTATTCGCCATCAAACCTTAAAATTTTGTTTGTTTTTTCAGTGGAGACAAAATATGAGCCTGATCATTTGCCCGGAATGTGAAAATAGAATTTCTGCACATGCAGACGCTTGTCCACATTGCGGGTTCCCTGTGCGTAGGTTTGTCAAACCAGCGGCGAAAAAAAACACGCTTCTGAATATTGGAAATGCGGTAGAAAAAATATTGTTATTTGTCTTTATTGTGCCTGTTATTTTGTACACTGCTATTGGCATTATGGCTACAAACATTCCAGCAACTAAGCCCACCCAAATTAATAATAGAAAAATTACACCGGAAGAAAAAATACAAAGGGCTTTAAATGGCTTAAAAACGACAGATGATACAGAGTACCAAAGAAGAATGAATTATTATGAAACTCTGGTCGAAAATGATTCTGGCAACGAAGAATATAAGCAAAAACTGAACTTTTACACACAGAAATTTCAGGAAGAAGATACCAAAAGAATTCTTGAAGAACTAAAAAAAATTCCGGTTTCGGAATATGAAAAAAACCTTTCCTTGTACCGGGTTCTTTCAGAATATGAGCCTGACAACCAAAAATACATTAATAAAATTGAGTTTTATTCTAAAAAGTTGCAAGAAAGAGCAGCTGAACAAAAAGACGAAGATGAAAAGCGGATGAAGGAACAAGCACGTTTAGACTCAATAAGCGCGCAGTTTAGCCCTTGGGATGGTTCTCATCGAGGACTTGAGCGAATTATCAAGGAAAGTATGAATGATCCGGATTCTTACAAACATGTTAAAACTGGATACGTAGATAAAGACGACCATATCATGGTTCAAACCACTTTTAGGGGTAAAAATGCTTTTGGCGGGGTCGTCGGAAGTAGAGTTACTGCAAAATTCACCATTTACGGCGGCTTAATTGAAATAGTTAGCCAGGAATAAAATTAAAGAGAGGACAGAATGAAGCTTTTTTTATTATTCGTTTTGATGTTTTGTAATGTTTTTTCCAGTGATCTGGAAGAACGTCTGAGCAAACTAAAAGCATTGAACAACAAAGGCCTGATAACCCAGCAGGATTATGAAAAGGCAAAGCAGGAGCTAATTCAGAATTTTACCGGTGCTCCTGTTCCGGAAATGGTGAGTCCACCTGCAGGCGATAATTTAATAGCCATAATTCCTTTCTATGGAAAGGTTTACTCTGACGGCGACCGGGATTCTATTGCAAAATTTGCGGAAAAGAACTGCCAGTTATATATCCGGGACAATGAGTATTCGGTTCCAGGTGGTGTAATGGAATTCTACATCGCCAAAAATCATATCCTGAAATTTTTAAATGTAATTGACCCTGACGAACCGTACAGCATTGATTTTTTGAGAAAAATAGCTGAAACCCTCAAGGTCAGGTATCTTTTCTTCGGACAAATAGATCATTTTTCATTTACACAGCGAATCCACAGATTTAATGTTGAGTGCCAGGTATATGATTATTCAAAAAATAAAATCGTTTTCACGCGCAGGGCCAGACAATCAAGCGCCAGAAAGCTGTTTATGGGACTACCGGAAAAAGGTAAAGCATTCGGAAAAATTTCTGAGCAATTCTACTTCTTTCTGGATGATCTGAATAATGACCCGCAGATGAAAGAAAATCCCTTCCGGAAAAAGAAAAAATAATATTGCCAGAATAAATAAAGCGAGAATTAACCGATTAGGCCCATTATGAAAAAATTATTCCCAGGACATTTTAAGAAAACTGAAACTGAAATAAAAGACTTATGGCAAAATTGCATTTTTGCATTCGATACAAAAAAGGATACGAGATATGGAAGAGCTTCTGAAAAAGTATAAAAAATAATAGTTTTTACTTTTTTAGGGATAAGACAATCTACTGTCGAAATATATTATTTTTTCAAATAACAACTCGTTAAACTTGAGTGGATCTTCTCTCAAAATAATCCAGTCTTTATCATTGAAAATAACCGTTATTACAAATGTTGATCCCCTGAGCCTAAAATTACCGGTTTCCCAAATTAAGCAAATAATCTAAGAGGGCATCATTTCCATTTGTTGGAATTAGCTCAATGATTTCTTTTTTTAACAGCACGATTCCGAATGTTATTCCTGCGGCATATATAGACAAGTGAATAAAGATACCGTTTGATTTTAGAAAAAACAGATTTATAAGGCTGCTTACCAGAACAAAAAAACTGAAGTAAGTTATGTAAAGGGCTGTTTTGCTTAAATAATATCTGACTTTAGTCAT